GAGCTGTCGCCGGTATATGACATATGGCAGCCGGGTCCGGTGGACCCAGAAGATCCACTGGACCCGGAAGAAGGAGACGGCGATGCAGAACCTTGACGCTCTAAAAAATGCGCTCCTGACCGTTGGCCCCCCGGTGTCGCATTACGCTGCCGCCAAACAACCCGATAAGTACATCGTCTGGGCCGAGGACGGGCAAACCGATGCAGTGTGGGCCGATGGAAGTATGCAGGAGCAAGCCATCGGAGGCACGATAGACTACTTCACGAAGACCGAATATGACCTGGACGTTAAGAAAATTCAAGACGCTCTGAACACTGCTGGAATTTCATACCGGCTGAATTCAGTGCAGTACGAAACGGATACGGGATACATTCATTATGAATGGGTTTTCGAGGTGGATGGCTTTGGCTAAGATCATGATGACCGGGGTAGACGAGCTGACACTGAAGCTATCCAAGCTTGAGTCTGGATCAGATGAGATTGCCAAAAAGGCGATTCACAAAGGAGCGGGCATTATGGCCGACCAAATAGCAGATAACCTGCGAGGGGTGTTGTCGGGGACCTCCTCAGGCGACTTGCTCGGCAGCCTTGGGATTGCGCCTATCAAAAAAGACGAGGATGGCGATTGGAATACTAAGATCGGCTTTGACGGTTATGACAGCAATGGCGTGGCCAATCAACTCAAGGCGCGCGTCTTAGAAAGCGGATCAAGCAAACAACAAAAGCGACCGTTTGTCCGCCCGGCTGTCTCGAAGGCCAAAAAGAAGGCGAAGGAAGCGATGGCGCAAATTGTTGACGAAGAAATCAAGAAAATTATGGGAGGTTAGCATATGGCCAAGATTGGCTTAAAGTACCCTGTATACAGCCCCGCGACCGAAGAGGGATCCTCTATCAGTTACGGGACAGGCGCGGTGCTGGCTAAAGCGATCTCAGCAAACATTAGCATCGAGAACAATGATGTAAAACTCTACGCCGATGACGCTGTTGCGGAGAGCGATAACTCTTTCGCTTCTGGAACAATAACAATTGGCATTGATGATCTGTACGACACAGCAAAGGTCGCCCTGCTGGATTACATTGAGGGCGATGTCGTTGACCCTGTTGCTGGCGCAAAGGAGTTATCTGTCGGCACCGCTTCACCCGCATATGTAGGGTTTGGCTTCTATGGAAAAGTCATCCGCAACAAAGTTCCCTACTGGCGTGCGATCTGGTTAAAGAAGGTGCAGTTTGCTGAGCCGTCGGACGAACTGGCGACCAAGGGAGAATCGGTTGAGTTTGGGACCCCCGAGCTTGAGGGGACCATCATGCTCGCAGCTGACGGCAAGTGGAAGGAAGAGGGAACGTTCTCCACCGAAGCAGGAGCAAAGGCATGGCTGGACGGCAAATGCGGTCTGGCTAGTAAGTGCGCTCCTGTTGCGCCCTCGGTTAAGTCTGGCACATACACGGCCGCCCAGAACGTCACACTGAGCTGCGCCACGGCTGCGGCGGAGATCTATTACACAGATGACGGCACGATTCCCAGCGCGACGAATGGCACGCTTTACGAATCGGCTATCGCCTGCGCAAAACCGTCCAACACTTGCATCAAGGCTGTCGCGGTCAAGGCTGAACATGCAAACAGCGATATCCTCGAGCTGTACATCACAGTCACGGAATAATTCAAGTGGGGCGGCTTAAAAGCCGCCCCTAAACAGGAGGAAAGGAAAATGAGCGATCTCAGACCGAAGCCCACTACGATCACCCTCGGTGATAAAGAGTACGGGATGCTCTTCACCTTGAATGCAATTGACGAAATACAAGATCGTTTTGACATACCGAGTTCTGAGCTATCCTCTTTGATGCGGGATGAACGACAAGTGTTTAAGGTCCTAAAGGCTTTGATCGCTATTCTCATTAACGAAGCAATAGATGATTCAGAGAGCGGTCAGCCTCACGTAGACGAAAAGTATGTCGGAAGAAAAATCACCGTTGCCGACATAGGAACACTAAAGGACAAAATATTCTCTGCATTCACCGCGGGTACGCCGGAGAGCGATGACCCAAACCCTCAGAGCGCGTAACAGAGAAGTTTCCTGTTGCGCGCTGTCTATTTATCGGCAAGACTCTTCTCGGTTATCCAGAGCGCGAGGTGTGGCGCATGACGCTGCGAAAACTGATGCTTCTATATACAGAATACCAAAAGGAGCATGACACGTATAAAGATTCAGAGACGCTGGATAGCGTTATTCCACTATAAGGCGGTGAGAAAATGGCGTATGACATTGGCCCCAAAATTGGCATAGAGGGCGAGGCAGAATACAAGAAAGCCATAGCGGGCATAAATAAAGATTTGTCTGTCCTCGGCTCCGAGATGAAAAAAGTAACCGCACAGTTCAGCGGTAACGCGGACTCAATGCAGGCGCTCACCGCAAAACAAGACGTGTACAACAAGCGCGCCGATGAACAGCGGAAAAAGATTGAGCTGATGACCGGCGCGCTGGATAAGGCAAAAAAAGAGTACGGTGAAAATAGCGACCAGGTTAAGAACTGGCAGATAAAACTCAACAACGCCGAAGCCGATCTCGCAAAAACCGAAAATTCATTAAAAGAAATTACCGAGCAGATGGACGACTTCGGCAAGGAATCCAAAGACGGTGGCGACGCGGTAGAAAAAGCCGGAAAGCAAGCCGGAGACAGCGAAGGACGCTTCAGCAAGCTCGGCGGCGTTCTCAAGGGATTGGCGGCCGGAATGGGCACTGTTGCAGTTGCGGCTGGTGCAATCGCCGTTAAACTCGGCAAAGAGGTTGTTCAGGCATTTAGCGAGCTTGAGCAAAACCTCGGCGGGTCAGAAGCTGTGTTCGGTGAATACGCCGCGGCAATTCAAAAGTCAGGCGAGGAGGCTTATAAAAACCTCGGCGTTTCGCAAAGTGATTATCTCGCGACTGCCAATAAAATGGGAGCCCTGTTCCAGGGCTCCGGCATCGATCAGCAGACAAGTCTTGAGCTGACGGAGAAGGCAATGCAGCGAGCAGCCGATATGGCATCTGTCATGGGAATAGATATGTCCTCCGCGATGGAAGCCGTCACGGGTGCGGCGAAGGGCAACTACACCATGATGGACAATCTCGGCGTAAAAATGGACGACACGAGCGTCAAAGCCTTCGCGATGGCTAACGGTTTTAAAGGCGCATGGTCGGAGGCTTCAAACGCGGACAAAGCACAGTACGCAATGCAGATGTTCTTTAAAAACACAGAGCAGTACGCTGGAAACTTTGCAAAAGAATCCACGCAGACCATATCGGGGTCAATTGGAATGCTTAAGGCGGCTACGGAGTCATTTATAGCCGGACTCGGAAATGCCGACGCAGACGTAAAGAATCTCACGGGGAACATGGTAGAAGCGTTTCAGACGGTTATTGCGAATATTGTGCCAATTATCGAGAACCTTACTGCTGCCTTACCGATTGCGTTTACCGCCATCCTAGACGCCGTAGGAGAGCTTGTGCCGACGCTGCTCGAAACAGCAACAGCTCTGTTCGAGCAAGTTCTTGAGGCTGTATTGCAGATGCTCCCAGAGCTTATCCCCGTGGCGGTGGAAGCACTGCTGACCGTGGTAAATACATTAATCGACAACCTTCCGTTGATCATCGACGGCGCGCTGCAACTGATCCTTGCTCTGGCGATGGGCATTGCAGACGCATTACCTGAGTTGATCCCTGCGGCGGTGGATGCCGTTATTACGATTGTTGAAACCCTAATAGACAATATTGATCTTTTGGTTGACGCCTCAATTGCCATCATAGTTGCGGTTGCTGATGGGCTAATCAAAGCGTTGCCACGGCTAATCGAGAAGGTGCCTGGAATAATCATCTCTCTTATGGAGGCCATCATTGAAAACGCGCCTAAACTATTGCTGGCGGCTGCGGAACTTATAGTGCAGCTTACTGCTGGCCTTGTAAAAGGCTTTCTCGACATCCTAAAAAAGGTTGGCGGTTGGATAAACACCTCTATTGTTCAGCCCATAAAAAACAAAGTATCGGACTTTTTCAATATCGGTGGGGAATTAATAACTGGCGTTTGGAATGGCATATCCGACAAAGCCACGTGGTTGTGGAATAAGGTGAGCGGATTCTTCTCAACCTTGACAAGCAAAATTAAAGACTTTTTCGGCATCGCTTCGCCGTCAAAATTGTTCGCTGGATACGGCGGGCATATGGCTGAGGGCCTGGGCATGGGCTTTGGTGACGCGATGAAATCAGTGTCTCAACAAATGCTGGGCGCGGTGCCGACCAGCTTCGGTGCGAACATGAACGTTGCGCTTAACCGGGGTAAAATATCCGGGCTAATTAACCGGTTCAATATAGGGCAGTTAGTTGTCCGTGAAGAAGCCGACATAAAGAGAATCGCAACCGAACTATACAGGCTGCAACAGAGAGCCTCTAGGGGGAGGGCATATGCTGGGGTTAACATTTAACAACGTCCACTCGGCCTCGCTGGGCGTGTACTGGAAATCGGGTGACCGCTCCCTACTGCCTGCAAAACGGGTTGTCAGGTATGAAGTACCCGGCAGGGACGGTTATTATGATGCTGGCAGTACATACGACAACCGCCTTATAAGTGGCACAATCTCCTTTTTGGGCACGGACAGAGACTATCCTACACTTAGGGCAAAAGCCCGCCTTGTTGCTCAATGGCTTTCCGGTCAAGGCCAGTTAGTTTTTGACGATGAGCCAGACAAGGCTTACACGGCGAAAGTGATCGACGGAGTACCCCTGGAGCAGCTCGCCCGATCAGGAGCCTGTGAGGTTGCTTTTGACTGTAAACCGTTCGCGGAGGCGTTGTCCTACTCGGAGAAGCAGGCAAATGGTGTATCGCTACCGCACACCGAAACAGTTACAGTCGAGGGCACAGCAGACACGCCATGCATAATCAGGATAACAGCCAAGTCGCCCATAACGGGCAATCTTGTAATCACACGAAAGGGGTGACAGTATGGGCGCACTAGGCGCAGCAGAAGCTCAGAGGCTGTTGAGCGATTCACTACGCGACGGAACCAAGACTTATTCAATTGCCCTATTCCTTACGGATCCGACCCGCAACGGCACCGGCACAGAAGCAAGCGGCGGGAATTATACGCGGAAAGCAATAACATTCTCTGCTCCGACCGAAGTAGGCGGGAAGCAGGTCGTTGCAAACGCCAACGACATTGACTTCGGAACAATGACCGCCACGATCGGCACTGTCCCGTATTGGGCGGTTTACGACAATTCCAATAATCTGAAATTCTTCGGAGCATTCACCTACGCAAAAAATGTCGAAGTCGGAGACACAATCGAAATCCCCGCAGGAGAGATTAAGTGCATCCTCTCGTAGGGAGGTATCATGTACAACAATGTAATATATAATAGCGCCTTATATAACTGCTACACCGTCACGGTGTGGCGCGGCACAGCTGAGGGCGTATCAGAGGCGATTGGTAAGCTGGTTTGGAGCGGGAGCCTGCGCGGATCCGCAGAGGCAGTAAGCGAAGGCGTTGGCCTTCTGTTCCGAATCATCCGCATGGGAGGCACAGCAGAGGCACTGAGCGAGCAGATAAGCACCATAAGTGCGTATGACAAGAAGGTTCTCACGCTCGAAGGTTTAACTCTATCTGTGAATGATGTGCTGGAGATCGACACTGACACTATGTGCGTGTATCTTAATGACGTTCTGATCATCGATAAGGTAGCGGACTCTGCAGTGTATTTCCCCCTGCTGCCCGGGGCGAACAATATTACAATCACAGGATCCGGCACGGTGGACATTGAGATCGTCCAGAAAGACAGGTGGTTATGATGGCCGACCAAGTGATAACTTTTGATGCCACTTTGGGATTCACTATGACCACCAACGATGTTTTAGTTATTAATACGGAAGATTGGACGGTCTTAAAGAACGGCGTGAGTTATGTCGGTAAAATCGCTGCCGGCTCCGAATTATTCTGGCTTAAAAACGGTGACAACGAGATCGAGTTTGCAAGCTCCGGCACGGTCGATATAACAATTATCCAGAAAGACAGGTGGTTGTGATGCTGCAGATCTATAATCAGAGCATGGAGCGCACCGCCTATCTTGAGAACGCCTTTAGCGTAGGCTACTCACTCCAGGTCAATACTTTGTGGACGGCTTCGTTCGCACTACCCGCCAAGGACCCAAAGAATGCCCTATGTAATCAGCTCAACTATGTAGAGATATTCGACGGTGATGAGCGCATAGACCTTTTCCGGATAGTTGGGCAGGATTTCGAGCGGTCAAACAGCGCAGTGACCTATTACAACTGCGAGCATGTACTGGCAACGTTAATGAATGATGTTTTGTTCCAGTATCATCAGATCGGCGGTCTGGGGACATACACAACAGCGATAATCAATTATATTCTCGGTAAGCAATCAATCGCTCGCTGGGCACTCGGCACTTGTAGTTTTGAGCATCAATTCGAGTATAGCTTTGAAAACGAGAACCTGCTGTCTGCCTTGTTTGCTGTGCCTCAGTGCTTCCCCGTGGACTATTTGTGGCAGTGGGACACTACCGTATATCCGTGGACCTTATCGCTCGTCACGCCCTCCAGCACGCTTAAAAGCGAAATCCGGTATGGCAAAAACATGACCGAGATAAGAAAGACCACAGACAGCACCGGCCTTGCAAACAGGATCTATGCGTTGGGCTATGGCGAAGGTGTAAACCAGCTTACCATTAAGAGTGTAAATTCCAATGTTCCGTATGTGCAGGACGCAGCTTCAATTGCGGCTTACGGATTATGCCCGACCATTCTTGTTGACGCTCGATACGAAAACCCTGAAACGCTCAAGGCTTATGCTCAGCAAATACTCTCTCAAACCAAGGACCCGTATATTTCATACGAGATCAGCGCGATTGACTTGCACCGCTTAACAGGCGACGCTTTTTCTTTATTCCGGCCGGGTGAGACAATCCGGGTAGCCGACACCGAGGACGGCATAATTGTCAGGGCCATGATCTGCGCGGTCGAGAAATCCGATGTTACGGGTGATCCCGGCGCTGTAACCGTCACGATTGCGAACAAGGCGCAAGATATCACCTCGTCAATTTCAGATCTTCAGAGCAGGACCCGCATCACGGAAACCTATGCTCAGGGCGCGACCAACCTTGCTTTTGTTCCATTCGCCGACAACGCAGATTCAACACACCCGGCATCGTTTAAATTCTATATTCCAAGCGAGACTGTGCGCATAAACAAGGTGCAGCTGACCGTCGAGTTTGAGCCGTTCCGCGCTTATTCACAGAGTGCTGCAGCCGGCGGAGGCGACACTGCAACATCTTCGACAACAGAAGAAACATCGGAATCATCAAGTCAGGAACCCCTCTATGTTGACACTGGCGAAGCCCTAAATTGGGAATCCGGTGCAAACGGACATGACCACGGCATTCCAAACGGTACGCGGCTGGCGAAAGTGAACCCGGGGGGAACAACGATAATTGGAGATGTTGGATTTGTTGTTTCAGGGCAGCATTCTCATGCATTCTGGCTTGACGCGCATTATCACACCTTCACAATACCGGCTCACGGCCACTCGGTACCAATACCCAACCACGTACACGATCTGACCTTCGGCATCTATGAGGGAACGACTGGAACAAGCGCGACGATCAAGGTTGACGGTACAACAGTAACAGGTATTACGGACTATTCCGATATTGACATTGTTAATTATCTCGATGTTGACGGTGAGGGCAAAATTCAACGAGGGGCCTGGCACGAAGTCGAAATAACGCCAAACAAAATGAGCCGCATAGTGGGCTCTCTTTTTATCCAGTTATTCACCAACAGCAGAGGAGGCGGTGACTACTAATGACACTCGAAACGATGTACCCCCCGCAAGCAAACTCACCGGCGACTACGCTGGCAAGTCCGATTACTGACATAGCAACCACCATAACCGTAATTGATGCCTCTGTCCTTCCGGCAGCGCCGAACCTTTTGACAATTGGAGCCGCATCAGGGGATCCGGAAACCGTACTGGTCACAGACATAACCGGCAATGTGCTGACCGTCACCCGCGCACAAGACGGCACTACTGCTAAAGCGTGGGACGCCGGGGCAGCGATTCAACGAACATTCACGGCAGCAGACCATCAAGCGTTGATTGACAATGTTGGCGAATTAAACACCGAAAAACTCGCCCATGACGGGGACGGCAAGGATGTTACTGTCACCTTCACCGAAGCGGTAACGCGAACGAATATCGCTTCGCTTGAATCGCTTGCGACCCTTTTCGGCAAGATTAAAAAGTTCTTTACTGACTTAGGCACGGCGGCGTTTCTGGCATCTGGCACAGGCGTGGGTAATGTTCCTACAATAGGAACTGCGCTAGGTACGACAGATAACGTCCCTGTCGTGACCAATACTTCCGGCGCGCTCAAACCTCACGCATCCGGGGCGCTAGGCACGGCGGCGTTTTCTGAGACGAGCGCGTTTGCTGCCGCATCACATAATCAAGCCGCATCAACTGTTACTGCTGGCACTTTGGGCGGTAAAGTGTTAGCAAACGCTACATCACAGCAAACGCTAGGCGACACGCAAGTTAGAAATATTTATATAGGCACATCCGATATGACCCCCGGCACAACCACCCTAGCCACGGGGACGATATACCTAGTGTACGAGGCTTAGTTATGTATGTAGGCGTTAGCGGAAAAGCCGAATCTGTCAGCAAACTGTATGTCGGTGTCGGCGGCAAAGCAAAAAAGATAACAAAAGGCTATATCGGCGTTGGCGGCAAGGCAAAGCTGTTTTATATGTCTGAGATTTCGTACGTCGGTTCTGGGACGGTGACAGGCGATTGGGGCGTGTCAACCGTTACCGTCCCTTATCCGTCAGGGATTCAAGCCGGAGATTTGTTGATCTTACTGATGTATAGGGCGTACGGCATGGCAGCACCGTCTGGATGGACACATATCAGAAGTACGCAAGATTCTAGTCTTCCACTGGCCGCGGCTTGTACTTATTACAAGTATCACGATACAGGATCTTCGGTTAACGTGGCGTTGGGCATAAGTGCCGGCAGTGGTCTCGGCGTGGTTTTTGCTTTTAGGGGGACTGCCAGTTCTTCACCAATAAACGCCAATACTGGTAACGAGGGTAGCGGCGGAACGGCAACATTCAATGGTATTACAACAACGGTTGACAACTGTGTTGTTTGCGCTTGCGGCGCGTGGTGGCAAAACGCTTCGGGGCTGGATACAACCAACTTTAGCAGTTGGTCGAATGCTAACCTCACAGGCTTGACTGAGGCTATAGATACAAACTGGGATAGTGGGAGTCCCGCATGGCCCGGTATGGTGCTTGCATATGGAACAATGGCAACTGCCGGGGCAACAGGGAATATAACCGCAACAACAGACGGCGATACTGGTTATAGGCACTGCGGAATCACCTTTGCAATAGCACCAGCAACATAATAAGGGGGCGGCTGAAATAATGACAGATGTAATAATCGTTGCCCTGCTATCCCTTGCCGGGACGCTGATAGGATCCGTGGCCGGAATACTTACGGCAAACCGGTTGACAAATTACAGGATCGAACAGCTGGAGCATAAAGTGGACAAGCACAACACCCTCATTGAGCGCACCTACGCTCTTGAGCGCCGCTGTGAGATTTACGACGAGAAATTCAAGGTCACAGGACGCCGAATTGATGATTTAGAGAAAAACCGATAAAAGGAGGGTACTTATGGATTGGATATCACTTATCAACACGGCGATACCTGTCGTTATTACGGCAGTCATCATTCCGCTGCTCGTCGCGGCAGGGAAAGCCATCGGAAAGTACATAAAAACCGAACAAGCTAAGAAGTATTACGACATGGCCTGCGACGCCGTCATCGCGGCCGTCGCCGAGACGATGATGGTTTTTGTGGACGAGTTAAAAAAAGCGGGCAAGTGGAACGCGGAGACCGCGAAGACCGCCTTTAACATCGCGCGAGCAAAAGCGCTGAAGATCATGGGGGCAGCAGTGCTGCAGGCGATGCCGGAGATTGTCGGGGACTTTGAGGCGTGGTTGTCGGCCCAGATAGAGGCGGCCACGCTCAGTATGAAGGAGCCGGCGATAATGGAGGTGCTGACGTGTGAAGCTTGAGACAAGGTTTCTGACCAATAACCCGTGCTACAAGACCAACCGGGACATAGAGGTCCGCGGGCTGATGCTGCACAGCGTGGGAGTGAATCAGCCGGACCCGATGGTGTTTATCCGTAGCTGGGACAAGCCTGACTACGATAGGGCCTGCGTGCATGGGTTTATAGGCGGCA